TTTCTGTTGCATCGTCGGGACGCGATTGGCGATGATCGCCTGAGGCCCCAGGAAACTCGGCCGCGTATCCTGCAATCGGCCGGCCAGCGCATCGGCCATCGAACCCTGGATCAGCTTCCCGCCGCGAGTCAGCGCGCCGAGGAATGTCTTCGTCACGTCGATCTGCCGAAACTGCGCGGCGATGGCCTTGGCCACTTCGTCGGCGATGGCTTCGCCCGGCGGGGGTTCGGGTTCGCGCTGTGGCGGCCCAGTCCATCGGCCGGTTTCCGTTTTGAGTTTCTCGAACTTAGCCGCCAGTTTGATATCCGTGATCTGCCGTTTAAGTTCGGTCGCCTCAGCAGCATAGCGCGCGATTGATTCGTCCGTGCTCTCCCAGAACTCACTCCAACGTTTCGCCTGGAACCCCCATCGTTTCTTGGCGAATGCCTGAAGCTCGGACACGCGCTCTTCCTTGGCCGCTATTTCAATCTGCAACTTTTCGATATCAGCTTTGCCCGCGAGGCCCAGCATCTCCTTCGCCTTGTTGAGTATCTGGCCCATGAATGTGTTCGCATCTGACAGTTCATCCGCGAAGTTCCGCGCGAACATCACTACCGTATCGAACGCCGCCTTGATCTTCGGCGCCAGCCCCTCGCCGGCCGTCAGGAACGCGCTGAACCGATCGGCGGCCGCCTTGATATGCGGGGCCATCTCGATAGCCAGGCGCATGCCCGCGCCCTTGAGCACCTGGAACACGCGGGTGATCGCGTCGTTGGCGCCCTCGACTAGCTCGCCCTCCTCCTTGCTGAAGGCCAGCCCGAACCGGCGGGCTTCCTCCTGCATATCGCAGAGGCCCGCCGCGCCGTCCTTGATGACCGCGAGCATCTTCACGCCGGATCGTCCGAACATATCCTGCGCGATGCGAACGCGATCGGCCTGGTGCTTGACGCCCTTAAGCCCCTCAGCCATCGCCTTGAACTGTTCGTCTGGCGATAGCCCGATCAGCTTCTTTGCGTCCAGGCCCATGTCTTTCAGATCGCGCTGCGCCGAAGCCATGCCTTGGCCGGCCTGCGATATCGCCTTCTGCATTGTGCGGAAGGCGGTCGTCAACTCCTGATTCGATGCCCCGCCGAGCTTCGCCGCATGCTCGTAGCCCGCCAGTTGTTCGGTGCTGAGTCCCAGCGCGGCGGCCATCTTGCTGCTGGCGTCGATAGCGTCGAGCGACCGCTTCGTGATCGCAGCGATCCCCGCCACAACGGCGCCGCCGAGCAGACCGCCGAACATCGCGGCGCGCTTGCCGACGGCGACGATGCTGTCGCCGACGTGCGATACGATGCGCTTCGCGCGCATCATGCCCTTGACGAATGCACTGGTCCGAGCCGTCACGATGACTGCCAGATGTCCGAGCTTAGTTGCCACGCTCTTTTCTCATTCGCGCTGCCGCGTTGTTGAACGCCTCGACTATCCGCTTGCCGTCTTCATCAGTCAGGTCGCCGCCATGCCCGCCCTCACCGGCGAATCGCGGCATCCAGTCCGACGCCCGCGACTTATGCCCGGCGGCCGCCATGATCGCCGCACAGGTCCGAGCCATCCGCAGATCGGCCCGCCAGTCGGGCAGGCCCTCGATCGCCGCATAGGCCCGCACCTCGATCGCCTGCCGCGCCGTCAGTCCGGCCATCACCTGATCGGGATGCGCGTACCCCAGCGACCAGGCTAGACGCCACCAGAATCGGCGCTGGGGGTCGGCGAGTTTCCCTCGGCCCTCTCAATCCCCGTCGTGTCAATGTCGTTGTACTTTCGCCCATGATCGAATATCCACGTCATCGCCGTTCCCTGCATCGCGTCCAGTGCGGGCAGATCATTGTCGTCGAACACGCGCCGGCCGTCCTTGTCGCCCAGCACCAGCGCGGCGAAGAGCGCGCGCATGCCCGGAATGCCGATCTTGACGGCTGTATCATCCAGTCGGTCCTGCTCGGCCGCGGTGAGCGTGCGGAAGTGCAGCGGTTCGCTGATCCCGCTGAAACCCGGAATCTCGATGGGCGGCGAAACCGGCAGTCGTCGGTTCGCCAGAATCTCGTCGCGCAGACCCATTGGCTGGCCCTTTCTGCAGCGCCGCGCCTTACGCCGGCGTCGGCTTGAACGTGAGTTCGGTTTGCGTCGCGCCACCGATGCCGTTCCCGTTGACGTTGCGGCCAGTCACGACGCTGGTCGTGATCGTACTGGTCCCGCCGGCATTCCACGTAATCAGCGGCGTGCCGGTAGCTCCGATCACGATGGCCGAGACGCCGTTGACGGTCGCGGTCAGTTCGATGTCTTTGATGCCGACCTCATACTCCTTCACCGTCGATGCGAGGTTGGTCACGTCGATCGGCGAACCGTCTTCGGTGAAGCCTAGGTCGGTCAGATTCGAGACGGCGCCTGCGAACGAGAACGTGCTGCCTGGTGTGCGGAAGGCCATGTCTATGACTCCTGATAGCTGTAGTCGAATTCCATGTTGACGCCGAAGAGCGGCTTGTCGCGGCCGGGGATTGACGGCTCGAACTCGTCGCCCTCGCTGACGAGCACGATCGTGTTTATCTCGATCGCGCCGTCCTGATAGGTCCGTCCGATCAGCGCCGTCTTGACCGCGTCGGCCAGCGCACGCACGCCGCCGTAGCTGTCGGCCCAGGCCGAGATCGTCAGTTGCGCGTTGTACTGGCGGTGCTCCAGGTCCATCGAGGCGGGCGCGACGTTCGACCGACCATAGATCAGGTATGGGCGCGTGATGTCCGACGGCGCTGCCATCGGATAGATGCAGTCTGCGCTGGCCAGGGCAGTCACGCCCTCGTTGGATTCGAGCAGCGCGACGATCGCTTCTTCAGGATAGGCCACGTCGCTCATCGCAGTTTCGCTCCCGCGCCGTATGCGGCCACGCGGCGGATGATCCGCCAGAGATTGTCCTGAATCACCTCGACGACTTGTTCGTCGGTCTTAGCCTTGGCCCGTGCAAAGAACGGATTCGCGCGGCCCTTGCCCGTCGAGAGTTGCGCGGGCGTGGCGTGCGGATTCAGGTAGGCGAACTTCCCCCCGATGCGCTTGCGCATGCGAGATCCGGTCCCTTCGTGGACTAGATGCAGGTGCGGCCCGGAGATACTGACCTCGATCGCAGGCGGCATGCCGCGCACGGTCTTGCTCCTGATCGAGCGCTTCAG